CAAAATAAGAGATCTATACCCGGAGATATATTAATAAATATAGCTAATTACTTTAATGTAACTTTAGATTACTTGTTGGATAGAGAAGAAATATCATTTATGAAACATACAGAACATACTCATATCGAGTGGGCCAATGAAATAAACAAATTAGATGAAAAAGATAAAGAATTAGTAAAAAAATTAATAATAAGTCTAAACAATAAAAATAAAAAAGACAAATAAGATATTAATCTATTTGTCTTAATTTTTTTATCAATTCAATTATCAAATTATATGCTTCTTTGTCTATTTTATATAATTTCTCAAGTTCTTTTGCAAGTTCTAATATCTCGTTGTTATCCATATATCCTCCTTCTACCTATATTTATCATTTAATTTATATATTTCTATTTATATTATAGGGCAATAAATATAACTGATAGTTATATTTATAGAAAAATTATGACAATTTATTAAAACATTTAAGGAGATTTATAATATGAATATAATTAGAAATACAAGACTAAAGAAAAAAATAACTCAAAAGCAATTGGCTGAGATGATAGGAGTTTCTCAAGCCTATATTTCAAAAATAGAAAGTGATGAATTTGTTAATGTCACTTTAATTGAAATAATAAAATTAAGTAAAGCACTATCAATTAATGAACTGGAAGTTGCTAAATATTTTCTAAATAAATACAATAATTATAAATATGAATTTGGGGGAGAAATAGCATAATGAAAGTATGTATGTATCTTAGAAAATCAAGACAAGATGAAGAATTAGAGAAAAAAGAAAATACTGATACTCTGTCTCGACATAGAAGCGCATTGTTAGCACTTGCAAGAAAACAACATTTAGATATTATTGAAGTTCATGAAGAAATAGTATCCGGAGGAAGTATAGTATCGAGGCCTAAAATGATGAAGTTATTAGAAGAAGTTAGAAATAATATGTATGATGCTGTACTATGTATGGATTTGGATCGTTTAGGCCGTGGAGGAATGCAGGACCAAGGATTAATCTTAGATACTTTTAAAGAAACTAACACTTTAATTATTACTCCAGATAAAACTTATGATCTAAATAATGAACTCGATGAAGAGATGACTGAATTTAAAGCGTTCTTTGCTCGTAGAGAATTAAAAATAATAACCAAAAGGATGCAAAGGGGCCGTATTAAATCAGTTGAAGAAGGCAAATTTATAGCTTCTACTGCTCCATATGGTTATAAGTTTGAATATGATAAAGAAGGTAAAAAATCACTTGTAATTGACGAAGAAAAAGCAGCTATTGTAAGAAATATATTTGACATGTATATAAATGGAAATGGTGCTTATAAGATAAAGGTATGGCTAGATAATATAGGTATTAAAACTAATACAGGTATCCCTTTTTCTCAACAAGCTATAGGGAGGATACTAAGGAATAATATATACTGTGGATATGTTACTTGGAATAATTACAGAAGAAAAGGTACTATAACTAAAAAGCAGCCAAAAGAAAATATAATTATAGCAAAAGGTATCCATGAGCCTATTATATCAGAGGAAATTTGGAACAAAGCTGATGAAATAAGACAAAACAATCAAATAGTTCCTTCTGGAAATAATAAAAATTTAACTAATCCATTAGCCGGACTTGTAAAATGTGCTTGCTGCGGACATACTATGACTAATAAATTATCAAATTATAAAGGCGAAGGATATGTCAAATTTATGTGTTGCAAGTCTTGCAATGAAAATCGTGGAGTAAAAATGTATGTATTAGAAGAGACTATACTCGAATATTTAGAAGATATATTACAAGAGTTTGAAAATCAAATATTATCCAATAAAGTAGAAAATAAAGAAAATGATAGAATTGAAAATCTAAGATGTACTCTATCTTTATTGAAAAAAAAAGCAGTTGAATTAAATAAGCAAAAGAATAACTTACATGATCTGCTAGAAAAAGGTGTATACGATGTTGATACTTATTTAGAACGTACTCAAGTGCTTTCTAAGAAAACAGATGAAAATAAAAATGCTATTGATAGTACATTGGAACTTATAGAAAGTGAAAAAAACATTAATATAAATTATAATGAATTAGCTATAAGTATAAAATTAGTACTTGAAAATTATAAAAAAACAGATGATATTAAACTTAAGAATTTTCTTTTGAAGAGTGTAATTGATGAAATTATTTATTTTAAAGAAAAAAACAAAAGGAATGCTAAGTTTGAATTAGATATAAAATTAAAAATATAAAAAAGATGAGGCGAAAAGAAAATGAATTTACAAGAAAAATTAACACTGATTGAAGAAGTATTGGATGTAGCAGAAGGCAG